TATCTCCTATAATTCTTGATCATGAACATGTAGTTGTATTATTGCATAATGTAACACTTTCAAAAGATCTTTTCGAGCATCTTCTCTAGAACCTTTCTTTCCATATCTTTGAGCATACTTAAGTATGTTGCCAATACAGAAACCAGTTCCATGACCGCCGTCTATAATAAACTCTGCTGCTTGAAATTTCTCTTTTGAGTAATGACTGTCATATGTTTTATCTATATGTTTTTGAATCTCTTCTATAGAATTTTTTTCATTAAATTTATAATCAATCATTTCCATCACCTGGAACTGCAAGTCTTTTGGCATTCTTTATTCTCCTCATAATTATCAGTCTTTTTTCTCTATTGTATTTAGTCCAGTCACTTATTTCTTCTGTCGTTCTTCCGCATCCAATGCATACATCATCTTCTAATGTACAAACATTTCTACAAGGAGTTAGTTTACTAGCCACCTTTTTGCCTATAAAAAATGTGAGATCCAATTCTAGTTATTCTATCTAATGTTGGTGCCCAGTAAGGCTTCACATAGTTTGCATGATAGTGTGTAGAACCTTCAGTTATACCTATGTATTTGTTGTATATGTAAAAATCGCTTGCATACTTACGTGACTTTTCCCACGCAGTTTTATTTCTTGGTTCATCTGATTTTCCATCGCAGAACCAACTAAACTGGCACTGGTTTCTTTTCGGCAGGCCGTTCTCATGCTTTACTGCTTGATGTACAACTTCACATATATTGTTTGGAAAATGTCTGCTGTATACTCTATTCATGACTACGTCTGATACTGCCATCGCATCTGCGAGTGATGACGCTTTGGTTTCATGATATATGTTCAATGCTAAACACTCCAACGCTTGGGTTCTATTCATAAGTTTATACTCAGCATGTGCTACATGGAATATTCCACCGAATGCTAAAGTATTAATTAAAACTGCTGCTATTATTCTTTTTATCATTATACTGCCTCTTCCTTTACCTATATTTAATAATATACAGATTTCTAGGAATGTACACAGTTAATTTAATTTATTATATAGTGTGATAAAAATGTTACACTTTATCTATTATTGGAAAGATTTTAGATATAACTTCAGCACATGCTTTGGCCACTTCAATATGTTCTTTTTGAGTACCATTAGAAGTTCTTAATTCGATATAATGAATCCAAGAACGTATTGTTCCATTCACATATAATCTTGAAAGAGTATTCCCTTCAGGAAGAACGCATCTCGCCTGTTCTTTTGCAATGCCACTCTTAATGGCAAAGTTATAAGCAATCATAGCTTCTTCCCAGACTCTTTTTTGTAATGAAATCCACTTGCCTTCTAATGCTGGATCTTCTATATCAATACTATTTTGTCTGTTTTTATCGTCTTGAAGTCTAGCTTCTCTTGTTACGAAAATATCACCGAGACTATTAGGATCAGCATAACGCTGACTAAACTCTTGAAAGCTAAAGCTTCTATGACGGAGCAGTTGTCTCGCGATATCTCTTGTCGTTTCAACCTCGAGGGTAGCGGAGGCCATTTCAAAGGGAGACCAATGTTTGTTTTTGATGAGGTATTTGATAAGCTTATCAGCTGTCTCCTTGTTATTTTGGTTCGCCGGGTTTGAGACACGAGCACAGAAGGCGATGAAGTCTTGTGTATCGGCAAAATCATATTCAAACTCCTCGTTTGGTTGTGTGTATCCTACTATATTAACTCTCAATGGAATGTCTCCGAATCCATTGTATCTTCAGATGGTTCCATAGTCTTTATTTCATCTTTCATGTCATGCATCATGGTAACCATCTTTTCAAAATCTTTTTCTGACATGACTGTTTTATACATACTTAGTCCCATTGTAGTCAGTACACCTGCAGTAACTAAATGAATGTTCTCATCATCATCTTCGAATTCTTCTAGAATATCATTTACAGTTGCCATGAGTCGGTTATATACTTCTTTAAATTGATCATCGGTCAACATTCAAAATCCTTCTATGTAAAAAATTAAACTTATGCCTATTGCAAACCATACAAACGGTGCTTTAGGATTTTCTATTAAAAACTTTAATCCAGTGACTTTTAGTATTAGAGATTCAGACTGATCTTCTATCCGAATTTTGCCATCTAGTGTGGTTCTTTCTACTCCACGTGGATTAGGCGGACCGTTTATAAAATTTTGTCCAGGCATTATATTTCCTTTATAGTTTTATTGCTAACACGATTAGTATTCCAACTAAAAGTATATTTGTTAAAATCATCTGAATACAAAGAATCAAGTGATACCAGACCCATCGATGTTTATATAGAGTGTGTATGTTAACTCTTGTATCTAGTTCTTCATCACCTTTTGGTGGCCTTTTCAGTCCTAAGACTGTAAGCATTCCATAGTTATTAGCCATTTATCCAAACAAAGTCCCTTGTTTATTATCTAATTGAGGTTCCATTCTTTCTTTGAGTTCTAAAAGTCTGTCCTCTAATGTACTTATAGTAGTATAAATGTGACCAGTATCATGTGGTTGTATTTTTGTTTTTAAGTATGCTATTTCTTCCATTAGTACTTGAAATCTTGTTATGTCAGTTATCATATTTTCTCTCCTTAAAGTTTAAAACCTTCAAATGCTTTTTCATCTATAATTGCTTTACCAGTTGGTGTCTTATCAAAAACAGGGGTGTCATCCATAAGAGTTTGTTCAGATTCGTTTACATCGTATAGCCTCATCTTAGATCTATCAACTCCTATTACAAACCTTTTCTTAAATGTTGGATCATTATATCTATTCTTTAACTGTTTCACTGCAAGTTGACCCATGCCTTCTAGCTCTTCAGTAGATATAATAGCAAACATTAGATCGGCGGTTGCGGGTAATCCAAAAGACTCGGACGTATCTTCCAACCCAACATCCGAGTTAGAATAACCTGAACGAGTCGTTTGCGTTGCAGAGACGATCGGTACGTCAAACTCGACTGCAAGGCCACGTAACTCTTCAGCAATTGCTTTAATGTAGTTGTATGAATTGATTGCACCGCCCATTCCTTTCATTCTTGATGATGAACATATATTGAGATAATCTATAAAAATCATTTCTGGTTCGAAAGACTTCTTAAGCTTTAATTCATTGAGTAATGCTCTAAAGTGAGAAGAACTAGCTTGACCTGTTGGATATTCTTTAATAATCAACTTACCACTAGTTCTTGTAGATAACTTATAGACTCTATCAGCAAACATTTCTTTTGATAGATTAGGTAATTGATCAATAGGACAATCAAGTAAGTTAGCATCTATTCTTTCCGCAATACGTTCTTCAGCCATTTCCATAGTAATGTAAAGAACGTTACGACCTTGTGCTAAGTTTGCAGCTGCACAATGGCACATAAACAAAGACTTACCAACACCTGTACCGGCAAGACATATGTTTAGTGTCTTGTTAGGAAGACCACCTTTAGTTATAAGATTAAAATATTCTAAATCAAAAGGAATACGTTCTTCATCTCTATGATAAAACTCATATCGATCATTTGCATTTTCTATATAGTCATGGCCTACGTTTGTATCGAAAGAAACTCCAAGAGCTTTAGTTAATATTTCAGGTAGTGCGTTCTTAGTTAGTTTAGTATGTTTACCATCAATGATTGAGATTGACTCCATAACTGCATTATATAGCGCTCTGTCTTGACACCACTTTTCAGTACTGTCATAGAGCCAATTGTCATCAGCCTTTTCTTCTTCGAAGAGGTTAGGAATAATTTCGACTGCATGTCTGTATTGCTCTTCGTTAAAAGAATCAGCATTATCAATCTCAATCTTGAAGGCTTCAGCCGTCGGAAGTTTATTATACTTTCCAACAAACTTACCCGCTTCTTTGAAAAGAATTTTATATATTCCCTCAAAGTAATCTGGTTTTACGAACGGCAGAACCTTTCGCATATATTTCTCATTCGTGAGAATATTCTTTAGAACTACTTGTTCTATACTTGTATTCATTTATCCTCGCTCGGTGTTACTAAAATTTCGTTTCCTATTATTGAACTTTCAAGTATTGCTACTAAAACATTTCCTGCTGCTTGTTGAAGACCTGCGTCTTTATCAGTTAACATTTCATCTGCGCTATAATGTATATTAAAATCAAATTTAAGAGTAGCGTCATCACTTTCACTGTTTTCAAAAGCAGTCACTTTCCCAAATGATATTACAGTTTCAGGATACGGTCCAGTTAGAAATCTTATTCTCCAAGAATCCTTTTCTTCATTAACCGCTATAAATTCATAATCTACATTTTCTTTAAGCAGAGATGTCATCAGCTATCTCTTCCATTTCAACTGGAGCGGTATGACCTATTGAGTATTGTTTCTTTATAAACTCTTTAAAATCAGTATCAGCAAATATTGGAGACCAAAAGCTTTCTTCTAAAGTTCCAGCTTCTCTTACTTTATTCTCTTCTCCTTTTCTTTGATACCAGCCATTAGAAGGTTTAATGACGTGACCACCCGCAAGAGCAACATCGAGTAATCCAGAAAATTTAGAAACACCACCTTCCCATGTAACTGAGATTGGGATCTTTGATTTTTCTTTCACGAACCTAGATTTTTCAACATTGATAATAAAGTGATAACCTTTGATTTCGGTTCCTTTCTTATCTTGTTGACGACCTATGATCCATATATTGTCTGCTGAATAGTATATTCCTGTACCACCTGATACTACAGCTTTTGGAAATAATCCAATCTCTTGATAAGTATGATTTACGGCAAGAAGTGGAATATCTTTCATAGCGAGATATGGTGTAGTCATACGAAATAAACCTTTAAGAGCTTTTGCTCTAGACATATCGGCTACTGATTTTTCATTTATAGCATCTTCCATCTCTTTTTTAGACGCAAGATTACCAACTGAATCAATTACAACTATTACTTTATCATTTCTATCAAGAGCTTCAAGTTGACCAATCATATCAAACTTGAGTTCTTCTACATTTGTAATCGGTGTATGTAGAACTCTTGAAGTATCAATTTCAAATTGTTCAAAGTATGATTGCGGTGAACCAAACTCTGAATCATAGAATAACATTACAGCTTCTTTGTGTTTCTTAAGAAAAGCTGAAGCTATCATTAACGCGAATGATGTTTTAAAATGTTTTGATGGACCTGCTAATACAGTAAGTCCTGGTGCTAAGCCACCTTCTACAGAACCAGATAAAGCAACATTTAACATCGGAACGTCGGTTGTTACCATATCCTTATCTTTGAAAAATTTAGACTCTGAAAGAACTTCGGTATGACTTAGCTTTGAGTTCTTCTTGAGTTTATCCATTATCGACATGCAGTTCTCCTATTTTGGCATATATTATATTATACACTATTTTTACTAAAAAGTAAACTAAAAAAATGATTCCAATGTTGATGGTTCTGGTTCAGACCAGAAGTTTCTTGTCTTATTACATTGTACTGAGAAATCTGATTTAACAAGTTTACTTTTTCCTCCTAAGAATTTCTTTACGTTTTTTGCCATATCCATAGCAGTCGTAACTGGTACGTTTTGGCATATATGATTTAGGTTCTTAATTCCACCTTGTAGTTGGAAATCTTTTGGTAGTTTCATAATTTCTAAACACTCTCTTACGTTTAAAAATCTATCAACATCTGGATGAGTTAAACTATTCGGTAGGTGACCGACAAATGCCCCTATACGATCTTTTCCTACTTCAACAGTTCTTCTCATAACGTTGCCACCAGATTTAACTTTATCGGCCATTCTTTTTGCTTTTTTAGATTGACTGTCATAACCATTCTTTTTACACCATTCAGAAAGCTCATAGTAATTACTACCATGATCTTCGATCCAATGTAAAGGATTGGCAGATCTTTCAATCTTATTAAAGAATTCTGTATGACTTATGCCACCTTCCATTTCCTCTAATACATACTTATAAAAAGGATTCTCTGAAGGAACATCGTTGTTAGTCATTAATTCAGTCATAGGATCTGGTTCATTAGTAGCAGCTCCTCTTATAGTATCTTCGATCTTTTCATGGGGTCTGTCGTAGTAATCAAAGATAGGAACCTCATTACCTTTCCAAAAGAAATAAAAAGCCCTGTCTCTAACTTGACTTAACCCATGTAGTATTGATTTAGTTTTATATAGACTTACAGTATAACCAAACTCTTTGGCCATCTTTCTCATTTCTTTTACGATAGGTTCTCCCATCTTACTTGCGAGTCTAGGTGCGTTTTCACCCCAGAAGACTTGAGGTTGAACATTCTCGAGCACGTATCGAGCAGCACGAAGCATCCAATCATTAGCAGGATTATCGCTACCACTGGTAAAAGAAAGCGAAGACAAACCAGCACAAGGGCAAACAGTATTGACAACATCCACACTACGAGGTACACTACCACCCATATCAAGCTTAATATAAGGCACAGTCCTATTATAGTACTCAACAAGTTGGTTATCATTTGCTTCGAAATCCGTATAAGACAGAATGTACTCTGGTTTTTCTCCAAAGACATTTTGCATGGCTATGGTTTCTCCTCCAATAAGAGGGATTATTGATGCATGGGTCATTTTCCAATTTTTTCTTTTAGATATTTCGTTACGTCAATCTTAGCTTTAGACCAACCAGCTACGTTTAATCGATTTATGTTTGCTGTATTGTCTTGAGCTTCGCACTCGTCACCTTGTTGTACTGGTAAATCATATCCACATATCTCATTTGCTAGATAAGATACTTCATATCCTAGACCTGTTCCAACATCGTAAGCAGGATCCCAAGTACTCGGATCTTTACTCATTAATAATAACATTACATCTACTACGTCATCAACATGTACAAAATCTCTAATATGGTTCGTGGCATATTTAGCTGTGTTATTAACTAACCGGCCTATTAACATTGTGTCTCTTGCGCCTTCACCAAATACGGTAGTAAATCTTAAACCACATTGGTTTTCCTTTGCTGTTTCTTCGTTTACTTTCTTACTCATACCGTAAGGTGACAGATGCCAGTCATGTATACAAGATGAAGATGCGTATAAAAGAGGAATATTATTATCAGCACATGCTTTTTGAATTATTGTTGTAGTTACAACATTATTTTCCCAATATCCTTTTGGATCATTTATTGATGCCCTTACATCTGCCCATGCTGCTAAATGAATTGCAAATTCGGCATCTCCAACTTCAAAGTATAAAGCTTCTTGCCCACTGTTTCGATCTAATCCTACTACTGTATGACCTTCTTTTTCTAGTCTTTCGCATAAATGTTTTCCAATGAATCCTTCTGATCCTGTAACGATTACTTTCATTTGTCCTCCAAGTATTTTGTTGCTGTTTGTAGAGCTGAGTTGATAGCCTGATGCATATCCAAATAAGCGTACATTCCACATCTTCCTATAAACGTCATTTTTGGTCCAACCATTTTTTTATATTCTTCGTAAGTCTTTCGATTAACACCTTCAACATCTTTAACTGGATAATATCTTTCCATATTATTATCTCTGTAGTCGCATGGTGTTTCATATGTCAAAGATGTCCAGTTTGGATTATCTCCATGAAAAGGAATACGCTTCCATTCTGTAACTCTTGTACAAGGACCGTCATGAGTAAAGTTTACAGTTGTTGTAGGAAGTATATATGGCGTAGGTAAGTCGACGTGATTAAATTTTATTGATCTATAAGGTAACTCGCCGTGCTTATAATTAAAATATTCATCGATAGGCATAGCGTTGAATATATGGGCGTAAGATCCATTATATGTCGATTCCATTTGTTTGTTAAATGATACGCCTAAGTGTACTACTATTCTATCGTGATTAACGATCTCATTGAAGAGTTCTGTATAGCCGAGTATCGGCATTCCTTGATAAGCGTCGTTTGGAAAGTAATACTCATTGTCATCATCTCTTATAGGAACTCTTTTAATTATGTTTGGATCAAGTTCTTCTATAGTCTTTCCCCACATCTTGTATGTGTAAGGAGCAAAGAAAGTTTTGATAATGTTTTCTTCACCTACTATCTCTTTTGTTTCTTTATTAACTGGAAGAGTTACGTATGTTCCATCTTCTAATATAGCTTTAACTTTATGTTTATATTCTACCCACTCGCCAAATCGATTGACCCAGTCCCATACTCTCTTATTGTTAGTATGAAACAAGTGAGGACCGTACTTATGAACTCTTATTCCTTTTTCGTTTTCATAATCATATGCGTTACCGCCGATGTGTGGTCTTTCTTCAATGATCTCTACAAATATATCAGGATCATTCTCAACTAACTCTCTTGCGAGAGCTACACCAGAAAAACCAGCACCTACTACTAAAACTGTTTTCATATTCTTAATGCTTTCTTTAATTCTTTTTCTTGGACGTTAATATCCAGTGGATGAGAATTATATATGGCAGATTTTTGTGCTTGTGCTAGAGACAGTAACTCATGTGGACTTAGATCTTCTATATCTGAAGCTTTTAAAGAAGCAAGTTTAGAATCATTATATAATAACATCATTTCTTCATATTCACCAATCAATATAGATCCTGCATCTGCAACTTGTAATGGACGAGCTCTCCACCAACCAGATCCTGCATGATCATATCCTGGCATTAAGCAACCCCATTGTTCTGCATATACTTGACACATATCACGTTCAGTTAAACGTCTTTGTTTTTCTTTTCGAGATCCAAAGTATTCTACTTCCCAGTTCGAAACGTTTTGCTTTTTTAACCATCTTGCAGTCTTTCCTTGAACTAAGGATGCAAAGTTAAATTTTCTTTCTTTATCTAAAGAGCTAACAAAGTCTTCTTCAAAGGTTGGTAACATTTCTAATTCAAAATAAAGTAATTGATCTCTATCAACATCTTCTCTGTCACCAGGTATTCTGTTCCTATGACAAGGATTTGGATTATATCCAAAAAGAAGATGCTCGGGATAATCAATCAACTTACTGAGATCACCACCAGAAAAAACAGAAAGAAGAACTGGTGCTTCTTTTGATCCGATATAATCAACAGCTCCGAGTAAAACATCAGTGTGTGGTTCTAATTTTAATTTTGTTATAGTAGGGTCAACTGAGTTTTGACTAATAGTAAAATCTTTAAGTAAAGAATCCTTATCAGTACAAGATAATATTCCTTTGAATATTCCTTCAGTCTGCCAATCATCAAAAGCCAGTATTAATCTATCTTTTGGCGTAGCGTGTATTGCCCAAAGACCATTATAAAACGCGAGTTGTAGTGCCTGTCTTGGTGAAGCAAGAAAACAAATCACTCTATCATAATCAGATAAATCTTCTCCGATCTTAACATATCTTTGTTCAACTTCATGTCCCATTCCTCTTAAACATCTTAAAAGAGAATAGTGTGATGGAACCACTTTTAATTGTTGATTTAAATAAAAACTTTCAGTTACCTGATTCTTATTCATTCCTGTTACTAATATCTTCATCATTCCTCCAAAAATCTTTTACAGCCATCTAACTTTGACTTGACGTACATAGGGTTATTTAGCAATCTATTTAGACCGGAGGGATGCGGTAGCATGTAATGTGTATAGCTGTTTAATCGAGTAATATATTCGGAAACCATACTTCCCCATGTTACTATTCTATCGTATCCTTCCAACTGTTCAGAAACAGCTTCATGGTCAAAAGTAGAATACTTTTTATCCCAGTAAGGGTCATTAGAGAGATTTATAAAAGTTACAAAGTTAATTCCAAGATAGTCTAACCATTCATGGAATCTTTTGTGTGAGGAACCTTTAGAGGTGCTGATTAGAACCTTTGACGGATTCATTCCTACGAATATAACTTTGCCTTTCATAATTATATTATAACAAATTTTTATGGGTTTGTAAACAGTTTATTTGTATTTAGCCATAGTTTTTGATATAGTAGATGCAAGTTCAGCTCTATCGGCTTCTTTTTGTTTGAGTTGTTCTACTAAATCAGAACCAGCATCAGCTCTTTTATACCAACTAAATTGTTGATCATGTACATCGCCATGTCCGTCAACCATTAGTTTTGGTTCTTCTGCAGGTGGAGGTGATTTAACTATAACTTTAGCGGTAACTGGTGCTGGCTTAACAAAGTTCCACATCAGTTTTATTCTTCTTTTAATATTTTCTGTTCTGAGTTCACCGTCTTCAATGTGAGAAAATCTTTCACTTAAGAAGAGTAACTCAGCACTGTCGCTATTAAACAAATTCGTATTTTACTCCTGCTTCATCAAACATTGACATTGTCAATTCGATGGACTCTTTCCATCTATCTTCAACATTTTCAAGTTCTTTCGGCCATACGACTCTTTTAATTCCAACTTGAATAACTCCCTTTGCACAGTCTGAGCATGTAGGAAGACCAGTAACATACATCGTACTTCCTTCAAGAGAGATTCCATTATAACAAGCATTATATATCGCGTTCATTTCTCCATGAACCACGTATTTTAATTTAGTTTCTCTGTTGTCAAGTCTTTCTTCTGAATCTTCTATTCCACGAGGAAAGCCATTATAACCTTGTGCTAGCACTTGACCTTTATCTCCTACAACAACGCATCCTATTTTTGTTGATGGATCTTTTGACCACTCGCTTACTTTATAAGCTAGCTCAATATATCTTACATCCCATTTTTTTTCTGGATCAATACCCATAATATTTACTGATTTAAAAGTAGCATTAAGAACAGGATCATTCATATCTGCAAATAAAGCTGGTTGGTTTGGATCTTTAAATAATTGACTCATTGTACTAAATCGAAGTGCCTTTCATACACATGTAAGTTTTGAACCTGCCAATGCATAAAACCTTTGAAGACTTGATCGTCATCTGCTCTTTGAGCATTTATATCTTCAATAAGTCTTTTCATAACATACTGTTGCCAGGCATAATCATTCTTATAGCCGTATACCACATCATTAGATCTCATTTGAACTACAGCGTCTAATCTTTTGTTACGAATGTAATACGTAACTGCATTAGTACAAATAAAGTCATTCTTACCGTCTTCATTATATTCGAGCCATATTGATGGACGATTATAGATCATAGCAGCTCTACGACTATCAGGATTATTTATTAATTCTTCTACAACATGTAGATATTGATTATGAAATTTTTCGCCAAAGATTAAGTAACCATAGTTAGAATTAATCTCACCAAACTTATTAGCAGAATATTGCCAAGCTGCTGGAGGTGCTTTAGTGATTCCAAATATCTCATTTATATTTGTAGATCTACCATTGTACCAATCTATTTCTGCATCAATATATTCACGATTAGGTGTACCAAATATTGCTGATTCATCAGCAACGAAAGATGCACCAATCATCTCAATAGTCTTTTGACCGGTCTTATCAATAGTAAATACTTCTTTTTTTAATTCATCTCTGAAATGTTGACGAATATGTTTTACTTTTGCCCATGTTAAATTTTCCACGATACTATCCATTTAGTTTCTTCTCTAGTTTACTTATTTGTTTTTTTAATTTATTCATCTGATTGACCATAATTTTCATATTGTCATTTAGCTTTGTTATTTCTCTACGAACTGGCCAACCACTACTGCTAATAAATCCTGGTCTATCACTTTTACTAGTGAAGTCTGGTTCGCCTAAATCTATAACGTCGTCTTCTCGCATACTCTTTTCCTTAAATCTGAAGTACTAAACCTATGATCTCTTTTGTTGAAATATAGTTGAATACCTCTTTTCTTACACTCATCTTTACCAGTAAAATCCTTGTCTTTATACTCTACGCCTAGTATCCTAACATCAATTGGATACATGTTTATTATATCACATAAGTCAGCTTCTGTACAATAAATTATTACTTCATCGACATACTTTATAGCTGACAGTTGTGCTTCTCTTTCTACTATAGTCTGAATAGGTGCGTTCTTTTCAGATCTGTCTAAAGTTGGATCTACCTGTAGTCCACATATTAAATAATCACATTGGGCTTTCGCTTCTCTTAACATCATGACATGGCCTGCATGAAGTAAATCAAAGGTACTACAAGTAAATCCAATTCTCATTCTTCTATATCTCCACTCATATCAACATAGTCATCTATACAGGTATAACCTGTTCCTTGACCTGTGACCGACATTTCTTTCATTACTTCGAAACACTCTGGATAAGTGTTAAAATAATCTATTGCACCACCGTCTAATGATCCATCAGGATGTAGAGTTATCATTATCAATATCCAACCATATATCATACTTTTGTTCCTACTGTTCTTCGAACTATATCGTTGTGATTGAATTCAGCCCAATAAAGTTCAAATGCAATTCCATCTTCTAGTCCTTCGAACTGATGAATCTTGCCAGGTTTTACTTGTGTAAAGTCTCCAGGATTTAATATAGTTTCATCAACTAATCCTTCTTGATCGTCTTGCCAGACTCTTACAAGCATTTGTCCGGATTCAACATAGAATCCGTTCCATTTAAATTGATGTTCATGTTCTGAACACTTAAAGCCTTTTTTATATTCTATGCGATGAAACTCAAGAACACCATTTGCATGGATTAGTTCTGTTTGACCCCATATCTTTCCAGCTTTCATTCTTTCATAAACTCTTCATAGTTAATTGTACCCCAGTCCAAGTTATAGTGTTCTGGATATTTTCCATCTTTTTCAAACTGTGTTAATAGTTTATTTAGTTCTATTGTTTCGGGATGCTCCCAAGATCTAAGTTTTTTGAGAATAACATTATCCGGATCTTTCTCTAATAATTGACATACAGTCCAATCCATGATAAGTTGTCTTAAAGGTGTGTTTATTGCTCCAGCCATTATCCGTCATGCGCCTCCATATCATGTACATCACCGTGTCCGTCTACAAAACTCTCGGTGGTAGCTATTGGACGATTTAAAAAATCGCGATCAGGATCTTGGCCATCAATGCCACCTTTCATATAGGCGGCAAAGAAAGAAGCATAGTTAATTATATCAATACATGAATCTTCAAGAGATTCAAAGTTTGGATTATATTTTGTATCATTTTCCATAGCTTCTAATACTGACTGCAACCTAAGAGTTTTTGCAATCATTGTATCTAATAGCGTTGAACAGCCTCTAGGATAATACATGGCCTGTTTAATCCTTGAGTTTGGATTTTGATAATCATTACCTTTTTTGTTTTGTATTTCTGCTGCTTTTCGCAGTACTTCTAATGATGCTTTACTCATATTATACTCCTTCGAACAATTTATTGACTTCTTCTAAATCTATTATACCATGTTTTTGTTCATTTGTACACATTTTTTTTGGTTTGTATAACTTATAACCATCACTGCCTCCAAACAAATTATTAAACACTTCATCACATGGGACTATTTCGTCAACGTTATATGTAAATTTGTTGTTAATTCTATCAATACTGTAAGTATAAGAACAAATATGTGTGACTTGCCCAGCCGCATATTGAATTTTCTTTTCTTCTGGCTTACTTATTGAGATGTTACCGTAATTTTTATTTTTTAATTTTAAATCTATTAAAATATCATCGAAAGGTGGAATGATTATATCATGAGGATATATTTTAAACTTTGGATATTTTGGATTTGGATAATCTTTTTGATAAGCAATCCCATCTTTTCTTAAACCCCATTCTAAATGTTCGCCGTTTGAATAATTTTCTAAACTTGAGTATGAATCTTTATGATCTGCACGAAATTCTTTTACTCTTTCTTTTGTCCAATGCTGTTCATAATTATTAATTATGTCAATTATTTTTATAAGCGTATTCGATTGCACGATCGGCCTCCTTGTCAATTGGTCTATTCTGATACCAGTTACCGTTCTCTGCATCAAACGCTTTACACATTTCTGATATCTCTACAGAAGTAATAGGATATTCTCTTTGAATAGCTTTACTTGCAGTAGCAACCATGATCTGATACATCTTGTGATACCAACCAGTGTTACTTATGACTTTATATTCTGATGCTAATCTCTGTGGCCAGAACGGACAATCATTATAATGATTCCATTTGATGCCTCTGTTTTCTGCTTTATCTTTTCTATGTTGTATTATTTGTTTTTGTAAAGCTTCTGGTAGTCTGTCTAAGAACGTCTTACCAGTATTCTTTTCAACGAATGGATATTTTTCTATAAGATCAGCAGGATTTAAAACAGAGCCAGAATTAGTAAAGATAAAGTTGAAAGAGCCATTATACGTAGCAGGAGTATAATACATGCGTGAGAGGTCCTTAGTTTGTTTATCACCAATTGACTCGAGCTTTGAGTTGAGAGCATACCAGAAAGCTCTGATGTTGTCTGCTCCAATTCTTTCTCGAGTTGGAAAGACAATACGAAACTTTGGTAGACTTTCTCGGCTGCTAGCAGTACTATAACAAATGTAATGGAAAGAGCCAATTGTATCGCGTAAAGCATCTTTTATATCCCCTTTAAATTCATAATCGTCAACATCAACAGCAGCCCAGCCTGCCCAATCCAATACGTTTCTATTGGCTCGGGTAGTATCTTTAGTGAACGTAGCAGGACACATAAGTTCCGCATCATTTTTGCCTCCAAGTTTTCTTTCAGATAATTTATATAGAAACTCCTCAAACTTAGAAAAGTCTGGGAAATCCATTCTACGATGTGTTTTATTATCGTATATTGATTTAAAGAATGTCGCTGATACTTCCATGATTATCGCTGTGATCAGGTCCTTTCCAACCTTCTGGCTTTAAAAGATCTGGCATACCGAAAGGATTTGGTCTACCAGCTTTTACACCAGGTTCTTTTGCCATGTTTGCGTTATGTATAGCATCCCAAGCTTTATCTGCGTCAACATCTAAAACATTGAGAGTACCTATTGCGAATACGCATATGTCTATTAAACCATTTATTTACACCAAACTTTTGATGCATATCACTTATGTCTTTTGACCAATGTGTACTCATAATTTTTTCCTTCTAAACATATTATACCATACCTTCATATTCATGTACATCTTTAATTTGTATTTGTTGTAAATATTTTTGAGTTTGTTGCCAATCTCTAACTTTTATTCCAGCAGAATCTTTCCGGCCTTCAATAGCAAATTTTAAAGGATAATCGTTCCCACCATATTCCATCTTATCTCCAAAGAATATGATTGGTCCGTCAACCATTTTTGCTACTTGTCTTTTATCTTTTCCTGCTGGTATAATATCTAGGCCTGTTTCTCCAGCTACTTGTGCGGTTATACTAGGAAATAAATCATTAAACTCTTTTGCAAGAATCTCTCTTTCTCTATTCTCTTGATCAAATTCAACGTATAACTTTCTTTGTTCAGTATTAGCACCTCTTCCAATAGTACTAAAGTTTACTAGTCCTGGTCTTTCCTCTATATGATTTCCTGTTCTGAGCTTAAAGCTACTCTCATTTAGTTTCATTCTCATCCAACCTACAGCTTCCCCTGGTATTTTCCAGTCTGTAGTTTCGATCTGTTTTCCATTCTTCCATATACTATTGCCAGAACAGTTAAAACATTTTTCAACTGCTTTGCATATATCTGCACCAACTTGTTCTACTGTCTTATAGTAGTCGCTCCCAGTAACAAGATATACTGTATTCTCTTCTATAAACTTTAAGAAGAATTTCTTGAATGCTTCGTCCATTCTTCCTCTACTTGGTGTTAATGTTCCGTCAACGTCGAATACATAGTTTGTCATGAAAAGAAATCCTCCAATGTGTTTTGTTCAGTTACAGACCAACCAACTGCTTCAAGAATCGGATTGAGTGGTTCTATAAATGTCTTTTCGAATTGTGTGTCATAATCAATATACTTATGAAGATTAAATTCTTTCGGTAGATAGTCGGGAAAGGATATGATGTTTTCTCTAATAGGATTTGGCAACTTAAGATATGAGAATTTTATCTTATCGCCTGAGTTGATTTTTGAGTATTTTTTATCTAGAGCTTTATCGACTACTTCATTGTTATAAAGAAGAGCACCACGAACATGGATCGGTGTACCTTTTCCATAAATGGTCCTTCTATCTTTCCATTTTTCCACGTTCTGTACGCTTCTTGGAAAGGAAACTTTTTCTGGATCAAGAGACTTAAACTCATGTTTAAAAGTATTTATGAATTGTCTAGTCCTTTGTTCGTTGCCAGATATAATGATCTTAAATGCTTCTTTAAACTTATTACGTACAACTTCCGGTGTAGAAGACTTGATTGCTTCAATACCCATAATCTTAAGTTTAGGTTCAGCATATTGTACACCTTCTGAGTTGTGCACATTAAGAATATATCTTTTCTTGGCTGTCCAGATTCCACGATCAGCAATAACTTCTCTACCCATTTCCATACGAGAAACTCGACCATTCATATTATGAAAGAGTTTGTCATAAGCTTCAGCTAACTTTTTTTCAAAGTGTTGTTGACATAACTTATCGATAGCTGCTACTGGATCTTTTGGATTGAGTTTCTTTACTAATGGACCGAAGTTAATGTATAAAGAATCGGTATCAATCGCGATAACATAATCTTTATTATTAGTCTTAAGAACCTTATTCATTTCTTCGTTGATTGCTTTTTCAGCCCATTTGATAGATAATTGACCTGTGAGTGTAACACTTTCAGCGAGGGCATTATCAAAATATTTAAAGTACTTATTAGCTAATGCGCCATAAAGAGAGTTCAACAAGATCTTAATAGCCATTTGATTATTCTCAAGCTGATTGATTTCAGCTTCAAGAGATCTTGATTTTTCTTTTTCATACAGTGATTTAGCTTTTAACATCTTCTTCTTGATTTCAGAACGCTCGGCATAATAATCGACAATAAGTTCTGGAATGATTCCTTGCTTGCCTTTTGAGAAAGGAACACCACTTGCACATATAGAATGCTCATCACATACTTTTTCTTTATTATTTAGATAGTACTCAACGTCTTGAACGTGTACACCAAACGATTTATCTCTGATCAAAGTTTCGGGTGATATGTTGGACTGAACAATAATATTAGGATATAGAGAGTTCAGATCAAACGATACCACCCAGTCGTGTGCACCTACTTGAGGATCTTTAACATAACCACCCTCAATCACATTCGGATTAGATCTATTTTGATATACAACCTTTTTAATTTGTTGAACTGGTGAAATGATTTTATTTTGAAATAGTCTACGGTATATGATTGATTCCCATATTGATGTAGTTCCAAATGTATCAGTTAAATTAACTCCAGCTCTATACGCCATTGTAAACGCTAGATTAATAAGACCCATCTTTTGGTCAATACGATCGACTAATTGTACATCTTTAATGTTGTAGTCAATAAATTTTTGATAATCATTTTTATAAAGATTTAATAAACTACCGTGTTCTTCAAAAGAAAGTTTACGTTCACCAAGAACTACATATGCTATATGATCAAGACGATATGATTCTTGTGGACCATATGAATATCCAAACTTTCTAAATAACTCTAAGTAATCAGCTTGTTGAATTCCACTGATGTCGTAGCTGTAGTTCATTCTGCCACCGATCATCATGTTTCTATCATTAACTAAGTTCCATGGAGATAATCTGTTTGCTGCTTTCTCACCACCAATGTTTTTAATACGGTTTACGATGTAAGGTATATCAAAGAAACGAGTATTCCAACCAGTAACTACGTCAGGATAGTTCTTAACCCAGTAACCTAAGAACTTAGCGAGGAGTTCAGTTTCATTCTTACATTTATGATATTGTATCAAATTACCGTCGAGTTCTATTTCACATTTTGCAGAAGTATAATCACCGCATCCCCAGACTTGATATACTGAAGACTTACTTGATTTTACTGTGATGGCTGTAACTGGATATGCTGCCTGTTCAGGAACAGGAAATCCATCATCTGATGCAACCTCGATATCGAAATTGACTATGTTAATAGCATTTGGTTCAAAATCGATCTTTTTAGGAAACGTTTCAGTGATGAACTGATGTATGTAATTGGTGGAGCCAAAAATAGAAACTCCATCCATTTCTTGATATTGTTCTAACCATTCTTTAGCATCCCTCATAGTTGGAAATGTCATTGGTGCCACGTAACCAGAGTCAAATCCTTTGAACTGAGTTTCCTTCTTAGAAGGTGTATAGAATGTAGGTGAGAACTTATATCGCTGAGCTATGGCAGCTCCGTTCTCGTTATAACCACGATAAAGGATAGAATTGCCATAGCGATTGACAGAAGTATAAAATGATTTCATACTATAATTATAACACAATTTTATTTAAATGTAAACTATTATTTTGCTCTATTTCCACGTAGAGCAAAGAATGTTCCACCGACCCATAAGAATACATGAAGGTTATCATATAAAAGAACGTCCATAAAACTTGCTGGTTCGCCGATCCATATAACACCTGTCATTATACAGCACATAGTGATTCCACTAAATCGCGTTAGCATATCACCAATATCTGGTATATAACATCTTTCTAATATTGGGAGGTAAGGTTTAATCATTAGACCGCCTACTATTAATCCGATTCCAGCTAATAATTCTCCATAAGCTACGAACCACCATACTATATAGGAAAGCTCAAATGATTCTGCGGTTTCGATATCAACAGGAATCTTATCGAGTCCTTGTTGAATAAACACAATGGCTAAGGGTAGACGTAATAGCCACTGTGATAAACAAAATTCGGGTATTTTAATTTTCATGATATAATTTATAGTTTAAATGTTTTCTAATAATTTCTTTAATTTTTTCTTACTCTTTCCTCTGACCTTAGCTTTTTTGATAAGATCAATGTTACTCGTATCTTCACCTACTACTACGAGTCCAATCATACCCATTGAAGCATGTGGTGTACACTGGTAAAGGTACACACCTGGTGTATCAAAAGTAATAGCAACTTCTTGATTGTTCTTACTTTTCTTTGGTAACGCCCACCCATCTGGTCCTGCAATGAAATGTACATTGTGTCCCTTAGATGCTGGTAACCAAGTGATAGTATCTCCTGCATCGATATTAGCTACATCGACTGAATACACCATCTTTTCTTTACCTTTTTTATTTAGCATCTCGATATCCATATCTGCGGCAAAAGTAGAACTTACTGCTAATATGAATCCTAAAAATATTCCATAAAATATTGCCATATTAATATAATACTCCCATTTTGGTTTATTCTCCATCATCTTCCCAGGCCCATTTAAACGGCCTGTTGTTCCTCATTAGACTACTGTATTTATCATTTGTATTATCATTTAATCTTTGTAAATGATATCCAGCCTCTGCGTCTAGATTCTTTATTTCATTAAATACTCGAAGGTTGCGATTTATTTCGTTCTGCCACGCCATCTTTAAATATAATTTATATACAAAAGTATTTACTGCATCGCATACATGACAAGTTCTTTCTAATCCGTACGTTAATACTGACATTTTTTCCTCTTTTAAAAAAATTAAAACTTAAGAGCGGACCGAAGCCCGCCCCCTAGATTAAATCCAATACCTGTAAGAAGGTATGCTTTTTGGTCTTTGAATTTCCTTAACTCTTCTTTCAAGATCCGCTAAGTCGATAGATTCAGATAAAAATTTCTGTTCTGCCGTCATAGGTCTTGAAGGTATTATGCTAAGTAGTTTCGTTAAGTAGTTGCGCATCTGTGCCATTGGTTAGTCTCCCAGTTCCGATTGAAATTTTCTGGGGTCGCTTTTCTTTTGGTAGGATTACTTCTATTTTGACAGTTAGAATCCCGTCCGTTAGATCAGCACCACTGACTTCTGCGTACTCTGAAAGCCTGAACGATTTTAAAAATTTTCGACCTGATATGCCTCTGTGGACATATTTTTTATCTTTTTCTTTACCACTATCACCTTTAATCGTTAATACGTGATCTTTCAGTTCAATATTAATATTGTCCTTAGAGAATCCGGCAATCGCTAATTCTATATCATACTCGGTATCACCATGTTTAATTACATTGTGAGGTGGATATGAGTCATTTGCGTGATTTGTGATTTGTTCTAGTTCGTCAAAAAGATGGTCGAAACCTAAAAAAGCGTTCCTAGGGAACATAAAAGTACCAGTCATAGTTGCCTCCTAATTTAGCAAGGTTAAAATTTATAGGCCTGATTTCTCAGCACCTATAGTTATATATACAAAAGAGTTATTCATCTAGTGAATAACTGCGATGCAAATAATGCATAGTTATTATTTTCTTTAACAATTCTGTTAAAGTTTTCTTTGTTGTGTTTATTAATAAAATAAGAATTCTTTCTAACGAAGATCTTATTAACTTTTTTATTCAACCAAGGATATTCTTTAAATCCTAGTTTTTTTAAATCAAAGTCACCGTTGTATATAAAAGGTTGACCTATCATTAAAGCTTTCCAAACGTGATCTTTCTTAATAATTTTTACAACGGCAGATTTTTCCATTTCTTCTGTATTCCACCATTCTTTATTATCAGTAATAATATCATGATCTACGTCTTTTAATGCGTTAAGCATTCTATGCTGTATATAATGAGGACCATAAAAATTCCATAGTTTTACAGGAAAAGAATTTATAGAAATTATTCTATCATCGTCTAAATTACTGTCATTACATAACACTTTAAAAGAAATTATAGAATCAGATATAGGTTCATCAATTGAGAGATGACCACAACTAATAATTATTTTAATATTATTACTTACTAGGAATGCCATTAAATCAAAACACATATCATGAAGTTTTGAATACATTTCTTCTAAATTAAATATAGGAATAAGAAAAATATTATTCTCTGATCGATCATATTTGGAAAATCGATCACCATGTATACATCTATATTTTACGTTAATATCAGTAAAACAATTTAAGAATGATTCATCTGCTAGATAATAGTCAAACTTATTTTTATCTTCTACCCATATTGTTATTTCCTGCCGATGTTGTATTTCGGAGACAGTTCCCAATTATTCTTGTCCTTAAATGATATAATCTTAATTTGTCTAAGTGGTGCCATCGGATTTAAGTTATCCACACCTTCAATAGTTACAAGACCCCAGTCTGACATAAGAGTTGCTATTGTATTTCTTCTTCCAATATCTGCTTCTTCTAGATTAGATTTCTTTCCATCTAATAAAAATAGTTCTTTGAAATGCACAATAAAGTAGCGTCCTTGTTTGTGGAGGATGTGACAGGACTGATATAACTTTTTATCTTTTCTTGATGCTACACCGATTCGGGTAAGTGTCTCTCTGACTTTTAAAAAATCGTCAGGTTCGTTAAGAGAAACCTCTAACATTAAATCTGGGTTCCACTCAACTAAAGTGTCTAATTCTTCCATTTTAAAACTCACGGTTTATTATATTATATTATTCGTTGATACTATTTATAAAACTACCGACTTCTACCGCCTTTACTGATCTTTTTACGAATAACATCTAACTGGTCTTTCGTGAGTATTGAAAGAACTTGATAAGCTTTGTCTCGTGAATAACCATAATATTCTTTTATAACTTCAACATCTGCAGATTTATCTGCTTTATTCCATTTAGAGAATCTTTTTCTTTTTCTTATTATTTGTTTTAAGAAGTCATACTGCATGCGTGAATCAATTTGAGCATACTTATTCATTTCATTTGCGTATATTACAGTATCATTGTAGTATGACAATCCTCTATTGACCATAAAGGCGTTATAATCTTTTTCAGCAAGATCATCAACCATAATATCTTTCTTTGTATCATTTATACTGTTTAAATAATCAAAGTGGTTCATATATCATCTCTTATTAAATTATTTTTTGCTACTATCTCATTTAGTATTGTCATAGGACTACCAAAGTGTAAGCCTGTAGCAACTAAAGCGTTTGTATCTTTTGGAAAACAAGCTCCGCCAAATCCTAGCTTTCCATCTGGACCTGGTACTTCCATATGACTTGTTCCTATTCTTCTATCCATAGAAACATGAGATGCCACTGTATTATAATTAATATTAGTAGCCTCACATAGATTATGTATCTCATTAAAAAAAGAAACTTTCGCTGCTAGAAAACAATTTACCGAATACTTAACAATTATAAGTTCTTCTATAGAAGCTTTTACTGTAGGAAACGGAAACACATTTCTCCAAAAATCATAGTCAGGTCCACCAAGTAACATATATTCTGTATTTTTAAAATCGTCCATAGAATTAGCAGCAGTTAAAAATTCTGGACTGAAATTAAAACTCTTTCCTAGTGTTTTTAATTTATTCCAGCCTTCTAAACTCATAGTACTTTTTATAAGTACTGGTTTATTATCTGGTACATGCGCGCAGACGTTATTGATATATGACATGTCACATCCACCGATAAAATCTGATGGCGTTGGAACACAAACTATATATCCATCAGAATCATCTTCTATTAAATTTTCGTTGTACTTAGGATCGACAATCTTAACATCATGATTTTCTTTTAATACATTATGTACAGCCTTTCCTACGTAACCAAATCCTATTAAAGTTAGTTTCATTGTATCGCCTGTGCTAATGCTTGTATTCTCATGACATCTAAAGCTATATCATGTGTTGGGTTATGTTTTACTAATTCGTCACAACCTGGTGGAATAAATTTATTTTCAAGTTTAGATCCCCATGATAAGCCTTCTATTAGAGATCTTGTATCTCTGACTTCCCACCAATTATATGGCATAGGTTTATGTGTTTGT